TCATTTGAGCGTGTATTCTGATGCCGGGAGATTAATACTGCCGTAGCTGGAGACCACGCCTTCTGCCCTTAGTCTATCCATTGCGATATTGAATATTTTATTTTTATTGTTTTCCGTTGCGTTTAGAATATTATCACCAAAGTGTGGGTTGGCTTGAATGATGTGATTGATGAATTCAATGAGCAGTTTATTTTGAAGAATAATTGAGGGATTATGCACCTCTTTATCCTCAATTATATTTAGCGGTTTTTCTGCAAATTCCAGAGGGCGGCTGCTGATGGTATGCTCATAAATTTTCTCAATCGCCTGATTAGTGATGTAAAGCTTATTCATCGTGATGGTTGGCTTCTCATCCTCATCGGGGGTGAAGTGACAGAAGAGGACGTTTCTTGCCGGTGAAATTATGCTGATCCGCTGTTCAGTAATGATGCTATCGGGGTTTTCTAGTACTTCCGTTAAATTCCTCGTGTGGCTGTACCACAGGCCAGATACGGAAACCCGGAGTTTTAACTGGGTAACAGGCGTTCCATATTGGGCATCCAGGTTCGGTTCACTTTCATTGAATCTAAAAATTTTGTTTATTTTGGAGTGAGGGGACCACGATCTTTCGCTTCTGCTCAATTCATCAATATTTGATGTGTTAAAAAAATAGGGTTTGTTGCCGCCCTGCTGATGGCGGATAGCACTCTTTAACGTTCCGTTGGTTCTGCCTAATTTGATGCAAAGGCTTATTGCACCAATATCATGCCAATGAAGCAGATCTTCTAATTCACAATTTAATAATTTTTGAGCGCGAGAGATTGAACAATATTCCAGTGGCGGAAGGTTGTTGAGTTTCCATATGTTCCGTTCTTTTCTTTCCATGGTCATTATTATCTTATGAAAAATAGGTTGGCTTTTGAGTTTCTTAAGCTGAATTTTGTCTACGTATTGATGATTGTATGATGTTTAATTCATGCTAAATAATTTATCAGAGATGATGTTGTATATCAATTGGTGAATCGGGTCAGACCGTTATCTGTCGTGCAGTCTATCACTTTTTCTGCAGTAATTAAATATATCGCTAATAGAAAATTATAATTGATAGCTATTATTACAGGGAATGATTTGCATTTAATTATTTATGTAGTGAATTGAATCCGGAGGTGTATACGACGTTAATGACAATACGGGATCGTGTGCTTTAGCTGGAGGTGGGAGTTCTCAGAACGTAAACTGTTCGATAAACGCCGGTTAACGAGCGTAGCTGGAAGGTTGAACAGCGGGCTGCCATCGCTTGCATCAGGCCTGCAACACGAAAATATCTCTAAAGGGGGCGGGGTGTCAGGCAGGGATTTCCCGATGTAACAAGGCAGATTGTCCCCTGCAGGAATCGAACCTGCAACTAGCCCTTAGGAGGGGCTCGTTATATCCATTTAACTAAGGGGACATGGATATGATTGATTTTTAAGCGTTCTGCTTGTTTTACATGTTATCCCATTAGTTCACGCATCATCAAGCATTTCGTTTCTTTTCTTTCCCATCCCTTCGCATCCATTCCGCTAGAAAATCATCTCGTTCACTTGCCATTGCGTACACATTGAGTACAGAATGCTGAAATTCAGTGTGTACAGGATACTAAGCCGTGGCCCTCAGCGACACCAAACTTCGCAGCATCAACGGTAAGCCTTACAGCGGCATGCCAGAAGTCACAGATGGTGACGGATTAAGTGTGCGCATAACTCCCACTGGAACGATTACGTTTCAATTCCGCTATCGTTGGAATGCCAAGCCTGTGCGCCTTTCCATAGGCCGCTATCCTGCAATGACTCTCAAAGATGCCCGAGTGATAGTCGGCGAGATGCGCGAATTGTACCTCAAGGGACTAAACCCTAAAAATTATTTTGCCAAAGAAGACGGAGAACTGACGCTAAAGGAGTGCCTGGATCAGTGGTGGACCAAGTATGTTGAGACGCTGAAGCCTAATACTCAGACGCTCTATAAGTCAGTTGTGTACAACACCATGTACACAGAATTCCCGGATGCTCCGGTAGTAAACATACCTGTTTCTGCATGGGTGCGTTTCTTTGATAAGCAGGAAAAGAAGAACAGCAAAAAGGCCAGAGTGCTTCTTCTACAGCTACGTTCTGTAATGAACTGGTGTATCAGCCGCCAGTTGATCCCATCGTGCGAAGTCCTGAAGCTTAGCGTTAAGACCATTGGCAAAAAACCTGATGTGGGTAGCCGTGTTCTGACTTATACCGAGCTGGCTAAGATTTGGCTAGCTCTTGAAAATAACAAGATCGTTACCTCAAACAAGGTGCTTCATCAACTTCTGATGCTTTGGGGGGCAAGGTTGTCAGAACTGCGCTTGGCTACCGCCAGTGAGTTCAACATGGACGATCTGATTTGGACGACTCCATCAGAGCATTCCAAGATGGGTAACGTAATTCGAAGGCCTATTTTCGACCAGGTAAAACCTTTCGTTGATAGGCTGCTCAATGCTGGAAACAATGTGCTCTTTCCAGGCCAGGAACTGGACAAGCCGATAGATCGCTCGTCAGCTAATCTCTATATGAAAAAATTAAGGGATAAAATTGATATGCCGGAGTGGCGAACACATGACTTCAGGCGCTCGCTGGTGACGAATTTATCAGGGGAAGGGGTTATGCCCCATGTCACCGAAAAGATGCTGGGGCATGAACTGGGAGGAGTGATGGCGGTGTATAACAAGCACGATTGGCTAGTGGAACAAAAAGAAGCATATGAACTTTATGCGGATAAAATTTTCTGGCATGTAAAAAAAACAAAGTTAACTTAATGTTAACCACATATCAAAGGTCTCTATATGCGAATGCCTAAAAAATTATTTAAATATAAAAAATTTAACGATGATTGTATGGAGTTGATAATTGATGATTATTTGTATTTTGCTAACCCAGCCCAATTTAATGACCCGCTAGATTGTAAAGTCACAATATTTGATGATGTGAATGATGAGGAGCAGTTACGAAATATTCTTTCAACGCTTCTTCAGCAAAATTCTGAAAAGAAATTTAAGGTAGCTGCGAAAAACCTACGTTACAATGGCCCCAAAACCACTGAAAAAATTTCTCTTTTAAGCCTAAGTGAAACGGATAAAATAATTTCAGGTATCTATTCTGAATTTTCATTTGGACTAAACGACTATAATACTCCGACGATCGAGCAAGTATTAGCCAATACGATTGGGAGTATTATATTGTCAGGGTATAACAGAGGGGTGCTTTCTTTGTCCAAAAAAGATAAATGTCCGTTGATGTGGGCTCACTATGCTGATAACCATAAAGGACTTTGCTTAGGTTATTCTATACCTGAAAACGTTGCTAATAAAATAAGCCCAATAAGCTATACAAGTGAATCTAGAGAGATAAGGATTAGTCAGATAAATAGGATGTTAGCGGGAGATGAAAAGGCAAAGGCAGAAATAGAGCATGATATATTTTTGAGAAAAGCCAGTCCGTGGAAGTATGAAGAAGAGTGGCGAATGTTATCGGATGTTGGTTTACAAAATTCATCTATATATTTGTCTGAAGTAATTTTTGGTCTTCGTTGTAAATATACAACTATTTTCAGTGTTATGATGTCTCTCTCTAAAAGAGAGACTCCGGTTGATTTTTATAGAATTGTCGAAGTCCCGCATAAATTCACTCTCAAAAAAGAAAAAATATCATTTGATCATGAAGGGTTGCAAGGCTTGCCTAGATGCATGGAAAGCCTTGTTCAAATGATGAATGATGATGAGTAACTAAATTACTAATTATCATATTTGTCGATTAATCCCTCCCTCCTCTATCCAGCGCGTTACTGCCTTGCGGCTATAACGTGTAGGATATGTAAGGACGGGGGGAGGGAACCCATGATCTTTACGTAACCGCCATACTGCTGTTTTTTTCTTCCCCAGCAATTCGAATACTTCTTTTTCTTCCATAAAATCTGTAGAAGTCATAAGCACCTCATTCAAATTTACCGTTAAAAATACACGTTCCACACCCGCCGCGAGCCCCTTCAGTACAAACATCACAGTGGTCTACTTTTTTACGAGGTCGTTCTTTAATGTGCTGCCTTGGTTCGCCGTCTTTTGGCGCAGGCCATTCGCGCTGTTTGTTCACCGCCAGTTTTTCGATCATCGCTTGGGTAATCTGTTCGTCGGTGATGCCTGCACGGCGCTGGGCATCCCACATCAGGAATTGCATATCAGCCCATTCGCTGAGGTCGCCTGTTTCTGCTGCTGCTTCCAGCGCTTCTTTGCTGAGGTGTTTCAGCGGACCGATCGGTCCGACGTTGCCAAACGTGGCCTGTGACCACTTGGCGTGCTCGTTGCATACCTGGTCACGTTCCGGCGCTGGCTGCGCGTGGCGATAGAGCGGTGCTTCAGCCATTAACTCGATTTCTCGTGCCAGCTGGTATAGATGTGCGGCGTTAAATCTCGATTCACCACCAAATGGTCGCTCATTTTCAGCCAAGTATCTTAGTGCGGCCGGCACGGTTTTATCGCATCCGTTTCCCCACGCCACCGGCTTGCTGTCCATTGCGGCCAGCGCTATGCGAGCCAGCTCCTCAGCCTCTTCCGCTGGCAGCATTACGTTGCTTCCAGCGCCATAGGTTTCACGCCATGATATAATTTTTTCCAGCCGTTCTCTGGTTAACTGGTTATTGGTCATTGTTTAGCTCCTTCTGCCTGATATTTTTCGAACCAGAACACAACAGGCTTTGCGACGATTTCAACGAGGCCGAAACGTTCAGCTGTGCGGAAATTCATACTGTATGCGCGGGCGCGTTCTGCTTGAGCTGCGATTTGCGTCCGGAAATCCTCAACAGCGAAAGTGGCCTTAAACAGGTTGCATGGAGCGCAAGAGGGGAACAGATTTTCAAGCGCGTCGTTTTCTGGGCGCCAGAATTCACCGGTTGCAACAGTGCGTCGTGTCCCGTCGGCCTGGCGCTCGCCAAATTCCCATTTCCGCAGAGCGGCTTCTACGTGGTCAGCATGCCAGCCCTTTTCAGGAAGTTCGCAACCGCAGTAAGCGCAGCGGCCGCCAAATTTCATGCGCAGCTCTGCGCGCTGTTCTTTGGTCAGAGCCATCACTCAGCTTCCCCGAATGTCTGAATGCAGGTAGTTTTGCCAACGAAACGGGCCGGACCTTTTCTTTTGGGAAGACGATATTCACCATCAAACCTGTAGATGCCGACAGCAGCGCACGGACCATCATCACGAATTAACTCCCAGATGAAGTCCTCTCTGTCAGCGAAATAACCCGGGCCTTCCCCGAACGTTGGAAAGTCGCTGTATACCACGTCCATATCGCCATGCTGCCCGTTGATAAAAACGAACCAGCCTTTATGCCGCTCTCCCGGCTTCGCGTCGAGGTGTCCGAATGTTTCGTGTATTACTGCGGCAGCTCTCTCCGCTGTTATTTGCATTCCGATTTCGCGCATCACTCAGCCTCCCATCCGTGTAATTTGCAGTACACTTTTCCAGCCTCGGTCAGTTCGTAGATTGGGTAATAGCCGGGAGATTGACGCACAACTTTAAGCAGCCCCTTTCTCTCTAACGCTTCTCGCACTCGCTGGTCGGTAACTCCGCCCGAGAATACAAAGTCGCTGTTTCCCTGCTGAGCGATAGCCTTAAGAAACAGTTTTTGCCTCTGTCCTACTTTCATCACTCAGCCTCCACCTTGATGCCAGCGTCGGTAAGCATTTTCAGGATGTCCAAGTCTTCGTAAAGCGAGGTGCCGTACATCGATGTTTTAAATTTCTTCGGCAGCTTCACGGAGCGGGACTCCAGCTCGGCGATGCGGCGCTTCAATTCCTGGTTTTCAACGTTCAGAGACGCTGCCGCCTCCCAGTCAACTCTCGCTTCGTGTTGCGCCTTCTCCAGCGCCTGTATGAGCTGATCAGTGTATTGCTCAACCTCAACAGCCATTTGCCGCAATTCATCGTTAGGTGCGTAGGCAATGAGTCTGGATAAGCGGTGAATATTTGCGTTTTTTTGTACGCTTGTCAGTTCGGTGATATCAGTCATGGCTGGCCTCCTTACCGCTACTAAGGGACAAGTTTTTATTCACGATGGCGTCCATCAGCCGTGATGCAGCAGCTTTCTGAGATGAGACATTCGCGATTACCGTTGGCCTTGTTTTCTCGCAGCTGGCGCAAATACCATTCCATGATGAAATGAGGAAGAAATCTTCACGATCGGCAATGCCGGTATTCATTACCAGGTCCTCAATCATCAGCGTGACCCCGCGAACTCCCCGACCTTCGCTTAACCTCTGCACGGCGTAGCCGAAGGCGTTAATCATCACAGCATGGAACTGGATATACTCGCGTTTGTATTCGGACTGATTCGTACCGCGGCGAATATCATCTAACCCTGTCAGCATAAGCCACGCATTCCATAACCCCTCAAGATCATCTTGTGAACATGAACCGGAAAATTTTGCAGTAGCATCACTAAGGGCTTTGAAGCTCACCCACTTGTCACTTTTCGCGGGAACGACGTTATGCTCAAAATCGGTGACTTCAGAAAATACGCTGTGTGAACTGATAAAACTAACCATCTCCTGCGCGTTCTTATCACGACCGTTATAGGCCATATTGATAGCCGCAGAAGGTTTCGAAACATTGTTGTTAATGTCGGAGAAGAACTGCTGACGCGTCTTCAGCGAAAGCTTATGAGTCAGCATTAATGGCACGTGGATTGGTTCGCCAACGGTACGGCAGAACTCGGCGATTCCAGCAGCTCGATGCTGGCCGTCAAAAAGTTTTATTTCTGCATCCATAGGGAAACGCACAACACCAACGTTGGTATTACCGAACTCCTGAAACTCAATCTCCGAGTTACAATTACCTACCAGTGGCGGGATAATGAATGGCTCTTTATTCTCATGAGCATTCAATAAGTATTCATAAAATTTCTTCGCTCTCGCTGGATTAATTTCGCGCTGAGAACGTTCTAAGGTATCACCGTAATTATCGCTTGCGAGGACTCGCGCCAGGGTTCGTGCTGGCACTGTCATCATCAGGACAATTGCTCCTCCCTGAACACCACGTGACGCCGGAAACTCAAAGAAATAATCGCCGATTTCGCTCATAACATCACCCATTCGTTAACCAGCCAGATACCCAATGCTGAAAGAACGATAATTGCGATCAGCGCTATACCGTTCAGAATTAACGCCTTCCTAAGAGGGCGCTTGCTGAGGGATTCTGAGTTCATTTACAAAGTTCCTCCCATTGTTTAATTAGCCTCAACCTGCCCGCATTAATGCTGGTGGCATGATAGGTAACGCGAACTGTATGGCATCCTTTAGGGCACTTCAGCGCCCCATACCGCATGAAGGGGCTGTTACCATGCCAGGCGAATTGAGCTATTGCGCCACAGGTTGGGCATTTGAATTGGTTGGTATCTGTCATGCGGCGTCACTTTCTTCAGATGAAGCGCCATGATCATTTGACTGTTCACAATCAGCAGGCACGGATGTTTCGTATCGGAATTCCTGAAGAATCGACAGCACTTCAGCTTGCATGGCTGGTGGAACTTCAAAGATCAGATTGCCGCTGGTTGTCTCCTGGCATGACGCGATGATCTCCAGAAACTTCCGCGCCTTTCCTGCGTTGAATTGTGGTTTGGCGATGCTTTTTGTTACCTTCTTCTTCCCGGCTGCTTCTGCTTTTTTCATCAGCCTGGAAGCTTCACGATCAGCGTAAACACCATGTTCACGAGAAATGCTGATCGCGATGGCGTAGTTCATTGACCCATCGCGTACCAGCTTTTTGATATACGGGGTGCATTCATGAAGCTGGAGATGTTGAAGGATATCGGACTCTGAGCGCTTAACCTTTCCGGCAATTTCTGACGGGCTCCACCCCTGATTTTGCAGCCGATAATATGCAGCGCCACGTTCAAGAGGTGTTAGCGCCAGCCCTTGCGAGCTGGTGACCATGAAGGCGATTTTATCCGCTTCACTACCGACAAAATCTTTGCACTCAAGCCGCACTATATCGTGACCCAGAGCGATAGCTGCCAGGGCGCCGTGATAACGGTGGTGACCGTCGATCACTTTCACTCCGCGTTCGGTAACCTCTACTGCCAGCGGCGGGATATATTCCCCGGCAATGAATGCGTCGCGGAATTCTTCAACATGCGCCTGATTAAGTTCGCGGACGTTGTAGCCTTCCTCCGCATAAATGGAAGCGACAGGGACGTTATAGGTTTTTCGGGTAGTTAACCCGGCGTCTTTATCGTTATAGAGCTGGCCTAAGCTGGGCATATGGTCACCTTTTTGAATTAGGGAGTGCTTCGCTATGCGCCCCACCGGGAGGCGCATAAAACAACACACGGAGGGGTTAGATGGAGCCTTCGTAGATAGGCAGTTCTTCACCGAGTTGGTTTTCCATATCGGTTACGATCTCCTGGAAGGCGTGCTCAATGATTTTTTTTGGCTCGATCAGCTCATACCAGAGGGCCAGCTGACCGTCGCGCAGGCGGTAGCGAATGCGCGCATCAATCTGGTACGGTGCGCCATTATGGAAAGGCGCGATTGCCAGGCTGATTTTTTCCGGGATTTTGGTATTGCCTGAGCCGGATTTATCATCGCTGTACTGGAACTGACAGGTTCCGTCCTGCAGGCGCTTAACCGACTTGAACTCAACTTTCCTTGTCTCCTGGAATGCGAGAACCATCTCCAACAGCTCGGTACCTGATGGGCCAGAATAGTTATCGCCAACAGGTGCGACGTTCTGGATGTTATTTTCCAGAAACTCAGCGAAGTCGATCTGATTCATCTTGTGACCATCAGCTGCAGACCAGGCCTTCCATTCGTCAGAGAAAGGACAGTCATAAACCGCTTTGTGCATTCCCCAGTGGGGGCTATCTGCGTTCTGGTGGAAGTCCAGCACCGCGACGATCCGGGTTTTGGTCTTGTCGGCGAAAACAACAGAACGCTCATCACGGAATCGCTGGATATAAGCGATTAACGAACCGGGGGAAATCAGGTTTGTAGTCTGGCGAATACGAGACGGGGCAATCTGGAGGCTTTCGAGTGATTTGATATCGAAGCCATCCGGGACGACAACGGACGGGATGTCGGTATCAGTTTTCAGCGTTGCAGCAACCAGATCACGAATATCAAGCACGGTAGAGCCTTCAATTTGAGACATTGAATAATTCCTTTAGATAGAGGTGTTGGGAAGAAAGGGGATTACTGGGCCAGCTTAATAGGCGCAGCTTGTGGGGCTTGTTCGATAACTTTCAAATCCATCTGAACTTGCGCCGGGTCATCACGCAGCAGATCGCCATCAGCGGTAGAGAACATGATGGTATCGGCGCGGTCCAGTTCCGGGATCGTGCGGGTTACTTTTGGCGTGACCTTCATGGTGTTTTCGTCACGGGTATTCAGCATTGAACAGTTAAGGGTAAGGGTAACGGCTCCCTTTTTACCCGTTTCACGTACAGCCTTGATAACTTCGGCCAGCGCTTCGGTCAGTTCGGCATCGAGGGTGCCTTTGTTGATGTACGCCAGCTGCTGGCTAAACGGCGTGGTGTTTTTGGTTTCGGACATAATTATCTCCAGTTATCAGCAAGGATCGCCTTTCTGGGTAAGAAGCCTGTACAGCCAGCTCTGCCGCCAGAATCGAACGAATGATTTGGGGTTGCGAACAGCCTGCACACCGCGAGGGACGCGCATAAGGTCGCCGTAGGGGAAATTAACGTTACGGAAGGTCATATAAATCACCGATTAATTAGGTATCCGGCAGGAGTTGAACCCGCGCTGGGTTGGGCAGCCCAGCCAACACCGGGAGCGGACACATAGAAGAAAAAGGGCGGTTACCCATCAGAACATTATCCTCTTCCTCCTGTTTGATTGGTGGAAGACCAGGTAACCGCCAAGATGTTAAGGACACTTCATATTGGAGGAATTACTCACATCGTAAGAATGTTTTTAGAGGTACTATTCAAAAATGTGTATAGTATATTAGTTGCAAACTAAAAAATAACGAGGTCGTTTTATGGTAAGCAAAGATAGTTTTCTTAAGAAATTAAACCGGAATTCCGAAGCGCGGCTTTCAGATGAACAAAAAATAGAAGCCGCAAAGAGAGAAATGATAGATAAAGCCACGCATGACTCAAGTTTTTACGCATCGGAAGTAAAGAGTCTAGTTTCTAATGTGGAAAAATGGATCTCTGAGTCATCAATACAAATAGTAAAACAAGAGATAGTTGTAAGTGAGTTTTTGAAGGATAACATCACGCCGGTAAGTTATAGAGTTTTACAATTTGCTCTTGTTTATGAAGGTTTAAATTTAATCTTTACTCCCCAAGGTTGTCTCAGATTTCAAAATAGTGGATTAATTGATATTTGTGTTGACTCCCCGAACCTAACCAAAGTATATGAAAATATAGCTTTGTTAGTTGATTCGGAATTTAAGTATCAGTGGTTCTTTTCTGATGATAAAAATACTTTTATTGTGAATGGAGATACATTTAGGGATTTTGTGCTCAAAACAATTGGGATTGAGTGATTCTATTAATTTTGAGCGAATATTATATTTCCACACGCCTTAGTAGTAAGGCGTGTCATCCGACTTGCTTTACTCATTACTTGTTATGGATAAGTGGAGAATGATAGCATTCTGCCCGCCCTGTAAGTCGGTTTTTATTGCGAGAACATTTTGTACTTATCCAAACAAGCATCCTTCTGATGCATCAGACTTCGAAACATTCTAAGTAGAGAAAATGGCGCTAATAGCTCTTCACTCTGTGAAGAGAAAAAATACTAACAAGAAGAGAAAGGAGCTAAAAAGCGCCACAGACTTAATAACCTCTTACCGAAACGGTTACACAGGACGGTAATTTGGTGGTGCTTTCGGGCAAGGAAAAAAATAACTTCCCGAAAGCTATCAACTCGCGCTTGCACATATCCTCCTGCCAGTGTTGCCCGTTCACGTCTGTTGTCACAGAGCTAGTCTTCTCACCGACCGGATCGCACCCGGTGATACTCCGCATTTGTGCGTAGGGGTCTAAACAGGTTTCATGTGCTGTTCCGACTTTGCTGATTGTAAAAGAGCGGTATTGCTTCAGCGGACCCCGTTCGTAACGTTTACGGTTGGGTATCTGTCCGCCGTTGATGGATAGATATTCCTACTTAAAGTAGAAAATATCAACAACCAAAAGTAGAAAATGTAGTGGTGTTTTATCATGTCATTGATTTAAAGTTGAATTTATTTTTACACTTACAGTGTGTTATGGTTAAAAAAACACCAGTGAGGGTTGCAAAATGGAAAGCGATTGGGAAATTGAGCGGCCCGCATTCATAGCTGGCGAGGTCGGTGAAGCCGCAATCTGGCTAATACTGAAAGGCGAAGAGGTCAACCGAGCCGCGATGGCAGAATATTTGGAGAAGAAGCGCCGGGAGGTGGGCAACACGATCCACAAAGGTGTCTTGCGAGATGCAGCCAGGCTTGTGAGGGATGGAAAATTTTAGGGCTTACCCGGCGTAACATGCTCGCCGGGAAGTCAGCCTACGGATGAGATATTGTTGAGGCATTTCCCTGCTCAATAACACCAGACCTTACCTTGTAACTTCCTAATATTTTTATTGTTTTATTTCCCTTCATAGCATCAAAGATTATACCTATTTCATCTGGATCATTGATGAAACTAGTATCAACATAAATAGGAAAGGACGTTTCTCCAGTCGGTTCGTGGCAACTAAGAGTCAGCTTGTCCGCAGAGCGTTTGATGCTATCTATTAAAACCTCAAGAGTAAGCTGTTCAGATTTAGCTTTTTCAATAGGGTTTTTGATGATTTCTTGGATATCGTTGTGAGTCAGCTCAACTTTATCCACACCCGTTATCGTTATGTGGGTGGCATCGGAAGCGCCCTTCAGGACGCCCGTAAATGCTTTTGCTGTATGTTCCTGAATGCCTTCTGCTCTTTCAATGGTATCTACTCCGGCATGCTCTTTAATTGCAGAAAGCATTCCATCTTTAAGAAGAGTCATCCTTTCGATTTCAGCTTTTTGCTTTACATCTTCTAATTGAATTTCTTGCTGCTTTTCTTCAATGCTAGCCTTGCTTTCAAGGTATGACGTGCCGATCCAGCCCCCGCCTAATACGGCCAGAGCAAACAGGAAACACATTGTCTTCTGTGTTGGGCTCATACCTTGGGTTACCTTTGCAAATGCTTCACCAAAAGCCTCAAACAACTCTTTTAAAGAGGCGATTATCTCGGTGCAACCTGGATTAATGGTGAAAACCAACTCAGCAGCTTCACGATCTTCTATGGTTAATTTCTGTAAGTTTGAAGTTTTATACTTTATCAGAGTATAAACTTTATACATTTCTGTCTGAAACTCACAGATACCCTGAGCAAGACTTGATGGCAATGTACCATTGTATTTGTTTTCATCGCCATAGATTTTGAAATCAATGCTATTGAAAAAATTTAGCTTAATATTTTCAATGCGTATGTCTTCGCCTGCCATTAAGCTGTTAAAAACAGTTTCAAGGTCGCCAAGTGAGTTTATGTTGATTGGTAAGGCTGAAGCTTCCATGTTAAATCCTTGATTATAAACATATCTGCAAAGCTACAGACCCCGGTCGAAAGAGCCTCATAGCCGGTTATATTTTATTGATTCATGAATCAATGCCTTACCCATCACATAAAGGTTATCTTGGGTATCTTCGTTGATGTACCACTTCTCATAAGCTGGGTTATCTGACAGAACCGCTAGCTTATCACCCTGCATTTGCAGGCGCTTAACGTGGAAAGTCTTCCCATAAACAAATGAGTAGACGCCATCAGTCTGAAAATTCCGAACCGATACATCAACGAACAGCCGATCGCCCGACACAAGGGTAGGGGCCATGCTATCGCCGTTAACGGTCATAACCTTAACATCTGCAGGATCACGATTTCCAAAGAGCACCCGCGCATGCTCTGTAGTGAACTCAATAGCGTAAAGCACTTCAACATAGTCGGAAATCATGTAGTTTCCGGGGCCTGCACTGACTGTTAAATCAAGTACTTCAACGCGATAAACATCCTGCAATGGATTGCTGGCAATAGACTTCACCGCTTCACCCTCCGAGGGCTTACCAACGCCATACTCAAGATATGCCGCGTCCACCCCCAAAACCGCAGAAAGCTTCCGCATTGTTGGAGTTCTTGGTTTTGCCGTCCCAAGCGTATAGCGCCTAACCATCTCATAGGTTACACCAGTCTTTTCTGATAACTGAGTGATTGAGATATCGCTCATAGAAATCAGCCCATTCAGGCGGGCGGCAAAATCTGGATACTTTTGTTCTTCTACCATAGGTAGAAGATTACGTAATTGGCAGTAATTCGTCATTTCTATTTTCAGTAGTTGATCTTTCTACTTTAGGTAGTATTATTCCTCTATCAACTAGAGGAGTCTCTCATGTCCAATTCACCCACCGAAGCCGCGATTAAGGCAGCAGGGCGGTCTTTATCAGAGGTCGCGCGTAGCTTTGGCTTCAAGTCTACCCAGTCAGTAGCCAACTGGGTCATTAACGATCAGGTCCCATCTGAGCGCGTTTTGCAGCTATGCGAACTTGGCGGGTGGATTGTTACTCCCCATCAGCTACGGCCTGATATCTATCCGAACCCCAATGATGGGCTCCCTGACAACAAGACTCAGGTTACTACTTCTGCTGCTTAATCATAACCACAACTCAAGAGGTGAAATCGTGGGTAATGAACCTGAATGGAAAGTAGAACGCCAGCCTGCATGGCTGGTGGCCGCGATAAGAAGAACTATTGCTGATTTATCGGGTGGATATGACGAAGCTGCTGAAATTCTCGGGGTTTATAAGTCCGATGACGTAACTCCGGCTACCGACCCATTGCATAACCGGCTTCGGACCAACGGCGATCAAATCTTCCCTCTGGGTTGGGCGATGGTTTTACAAGCTGCTGGTGGCTCAAATCACATCGCAAATGCCGTTGCTCGTCACTCCAATGGGCTCTTTGTGCCGCTAGCTGATGTGGAAGATATCGATAACGCCGATATCAACCAGCGTCTGATGGAATCTATTGAATGGATTGGCAGGCACTCGCAGTACATCCGAAAAGCTACTGCTGATGGTGTTATTGATGCTGCCGAACGCGCTCAAATTGAAGAGAACAGCTACCAGGTTATGACCAAATGGCAGGAGCACCTGACTCTGTTATTCCGGGTTTTCTGCGCCCCTGATGAGGTTTCCCGACCGCCAGACTAATCAGTCTATTGCCCGGCTCACAGAAGTGAAGCAGGAGGGCTTATGTATCAGGACGAATATTTTCACGTGACTATGCCCACGGTTTTTGCTCGTGAGGACGCCCCGTGGATTAAAGAGCAATTAGCAGCACTCCCGGCAGGTATGCGGGAAAAAATCGCGATGGCGTATGCGCAGGCGTACCAGGAGGCGTTCGACGCAGAACCGGTGTCATTCCGGCAGCAGAACGCAGCACGACGAACGGCAAACCGCCGATTGCGAGAGTTTTGCACGAGATATACCCCAGCAGTCAGGGGATATACCTCGCTCCCACCCAGGGTATGAATTTTTAAAACCGGGTTGGGGGAAAGGGGGCGGTGTTGGGTTTTAGCCCGAAGGGCTGGAACAGCTTTACCAGAAGAGAACGATCTAACAGATAGATCACTGTATGGGGTTAAAACGTCAACTGGAAATCTGGACGTTTAGCCATCCAAAAGGAGCCAAAATGATTTATTCAGACGCTAACGAAAAATGGGCCCCCGTTCCGGTTGAGCCATATTCCAAAGCCTACGAAGTCAGCAACCTCGGACGGGTCCGCAGTGTTCCGCGCCTGGCTAACTCTGAATATTTTATTCGACACATTCACGGCGGTTTTCTGAAAGGCCGCCAGCGCAAAGACGGGACCAAAACCGTTACGTTGTCGGTTCAGCGTCAGCGCACTAAGTTTGTCATCGCCGAGTTGGTGGCTATGGCTTTCGGGGAGGTTACTGCTAATGCTTAACATCCAGCCCCGCGAAAAACAGATCGTCGCGTTAAACATGCTGCGCAGCGCCTGGAAACAGAATAACTCCTTCATGCTCTACGCCCCTGTAGGTTTCGGCAAAACAGCAATAGCCGCGCTGATCACTGATGGCTTTGTTAGCCGTGAAATGCGCGTAATGTTTGTGGCTCCGTATACGGTTCTGCTGGACCAGACCGCAGCCCGATTCATGGAATACGGCCTTCCTGGCGAAGAAATCAGTTATGTCTGGCGTGACCATCCGTCATACAACCCCACCGCTCTGATCCAGATTGCCAGCGCTGATACGCTTATTCGTCGTGAGTTCCCGGACAATATCGACCTGCTGATCGTTGATGAAGCCCACCTGAAGCGCAAAAAACTGCTGGAGGTTATCGACAATCTCACTCGCAACACAGCAACGAAGGTGATCGGCCTTTCCGGTACGCCATTCGCTAAGTTCCTGGGCAATTACTACCAGCGTCTGATTAAGCCAACGACGATGAAAGAGCTGATCGCCATCGGTGCTTTGAGCAAATACGAATTTTACGCACCGTCACACCCTGATCTGTCAGAGGTGGAAACGTCATATGTAGCAGGCTATGGCAGCGACTACAAAGAAAACCAACTCAGCCAGGTGATGAGCGAAGCCAAGCTGGTAGGCGACATCGTGAAAAACTGGCTTGAGAACGGCGAAGACCGCCCGACGATTTGTTTTTGCGTAGATGTCGCTCACGCCAACTTTGTCACGGTTGAATTTGCCAGCGCTGGCGTGACGGTTGAAGTTATGACGGCCAGCACACCACATGACGAACGCCAGCTGACGATCCGCCGCTTCGAACAGGGCATAACCAAAATCATCATTAACGTTGGTGTTCTGGTAGCCGGTTTTGATAGCGATGTTCGTTGCATCATCTTCGCCCGGCCAACCAAAAGTGAAATGCGCTGGATTCAGATTCTTGGGCGTGGCCTGCGTGCCGCCCCTGGTAAAGATCACTGCCTCATCTTCGACCACACAGGCACGGTTAATAAGCTGGGTTATCCCGATGATATTGAATACGACTATCTCCCTTCATCATCTGATGGCATGGAAGAAGCCCCACAGCGCGTTGTTAAAACTGACGAGCCAGAGAAGTTGCCGAAAGAGTGCAGCCAGTGCCATTACGTCAAACCTGCCGGAATGTACATCTGCCCGAAATGTGGTTTTAAACCGCTGGCCGGGGAAGACGTTGAAACAGACAAATCCCGTGGGCTGACAAAGGTCAGCAAAGCGGAAGTTAAATACACCGCAGAGCAGAAGCAATCCTGGTTTTCTCAGATTCTTTTTTACCAGCGCACCCGCGCAGCGCAGGGACGTCCGGTCAGTGATGGCTGGTGTGCGCATACCTACAAGCAAAAATTCGGCGTATGGCCTAGAGGGTTACACCACACCCCGCAGCAGATCACACCTGAAGTCAGCAACTACATCAAATCAAAACAGATCGCCTTTGCGAAGGGCAAAAGCAAACAAGAAGGGGAAGCCGCATGAACACCAAACAAGCCGCTATTGGGCGCTGGTCTGACATTTTCGAATTTTACGGACTACCAGCCATCACCGGTAAGAACCACTTCAAAGGCGAGTGCCCTTTGTGCGGGCGTAAAGGTAAGTACCGTTGCGACAATAAAAACGGCACAGGCTCATACATTTGCGTTTGCGGTTCAGGCGACGGATGGGCGCTGCTTTCCGGCTTTACTGGAAAAGAGTTTAAGGTACTGGCCGCTGAGGTGGATCAGGTGATCGGCAACGAGTACACCTCAGACCGAACCAGAGTAAACCCGGCCCGCACATCACTGGCGCAACAGCGTGAAAAGGTCAGCCGTAAGTTTGCAAAGCTCACCCCGCTGCGCGGTACCGGCGCCGATAGCTACCTGAAGGCGAGAGGGATCAACTCTTTGCCCGCTGAGAGCATCAGATACTGCGACAAACAACCAGTAGACGGTAAGAACCTCCAGGCGATTTATGCACTGGCTACAGATGAGCGCGGCGAACTGTGCTATCTGCATCGCACACTGCTGGATGGGGATAAAAAGGCGCAAACAGGTGGCGCAGCCAAAAAGATGATGAAACTGCAGGAGGACAGCTACTTAGAGTTTGCAAAATCCGTGGCTATTCGCATGTTCCCTATATCCTCGACGCTGGGCATTGCTGAAGGGATAGAAACCGCTCTCGCCTGCCATCAGATCACGAAGTGCCACACCTGGGCGACGATGAACACTGCGTTCATGAAAAAATTCCGTGTTCCAGCCGGGGTAAAGAACCTCATCATTTTTGCAGACTCTGACGCTAACGGTGCCGGGCATGCTGCCGCTTTTGAATGCGCTGCAGCAAACCTTCACGCAAAGAACGATCTGGAAAGCGTATCTGTCCGCTGGCCTGCCCAGTGTGACTTTAACGACCTGCTTATCAATGGCTCAGAGGTTTTTGAATGGGTATTTCACCGGGGGATGAAACAGTGAAGAAGCCAGCACCGATGAAAGTAAAGACGTACAAACCGAAGAAGTGCGCCAGCTGCGGTGGAACATTCACCCCGAACAGGAATCTGCAAAAGGTCTGCGGCCCTCTCTGTGCCCTGGCCCACAACCGCGCGCTTAAAGCCAAAAAGGCAGAGGCCGAACGTAAGTCAAAACTGAAAATTCGCAAAAAAGCGCTGCTGACTCGCGGCGACTACATCAAGAAAGCCCAGACCGCCTTTAATGCTTTTATCCGCGAGCGCGATGAGGGTAAACCTTGCCCGTCCTGTGGGACTTATCACCCCCCGATGGTCTTTGGCGGTCAGTGGGATTGCGGTCACTACATGGGCAGAGGGGCCCGCCCTGAGCTGCGCTTTGAAGAAAAGAATGCCTACAGGCAGTGCAAAGCCTGTAACGGTGGGTCAGGTCGCTTCGCTGCTAAGAACGCGACTGTTCACGCCAGGTATCGTGAAACGCTGATTGAATGGTATGGGTTGTCGCTGGTGGAATGGCTGGAAGGCCCACACGAGGCGAAGCATTACTCAAAAGAAGACCTGGAAGAAATAGCGGCTAAATACCGCCGTAAAACCCGCGAACTGAAAAAGCAGAGGGCCGCATGAATTACGATCTTATCTACTGTGATCCGCCGTGGGAATACGGCAACAGAATCAGCAACGGTGCGGCCTGTAATCATTACAGCACAATGAACATGGATGACCTTAAACGGCTACCTGTCTGGTCTCTGGCGGCTGATAACGCTGTGCTGGCGATGTGGTACACCGGGACCCATAACCGTGAGGCTGTAGAACTGGCTGAATCATGGGGTTTCCGGGTCAGAACGATGAAAGGCTTTACCTGGGTAAAACTGAATCAGAACGCCGCTGACCGTTTCGATAAGGCACTCAGCGGCGGCGAGCTGGTGGACTTCAATGATCTGCTTGTGATGCTGGACCGTGAAACGCGCATGAACGGCGGGAATCATACCCGGAGCAATACAGAAGACGTCCTGATAGCCACCAGGGGGACCGGGTTAATCCGTGCCAGTGCTTCGGTAAAACAGGTCGTTCATACCTGTCTCGGTGAGCATAGCGCTAAACCGTGGGAAGTAAGGAACCGACTGGAGCAATTATACGGCGATGTGAAACGGATAGAACTATTCGCTCGGGAAGAATGGAAAGGATGGGACCGCTGGGGAAATGAATGCAACAACAGCGTCGAAATTATTACCGGACTGATTAAAGAGGTGAACCATGCAGCGTGATATTCAACTTGTACTCGAACGGTGGGGAACCTGGGCGACTAGTGAAGGAACTCAGGTTGACTGGTCTCCTATTGCTGCCGGGTTTAAGGGGCTTCTGGTTAATACGGGGAAGTCCCGCGAATCATGCTGTGACAATGACGGGATGATCGTTGATACGGCTGTAGGAATGCTCAGACGGGCAGGGAGAGAAGACGAATTAAATTTGGTGATGCTGCATTACATGTACAACGTTTCCAAATCGACTATTTCTCGCTGGGAAAAATGTTCCGAGGGGAAAATACGCAACAGGCTGATGATTGCCGAAACGTTTATTGATGCCTGCATCATTATGACGGGGGCCAGATTAGAAATGGATGACTGGACCCATAAAAGAGAAATAGAAAAAGTTGCTTAAAAGGCTATTCGTTACGAATTTTATATATTAATGTGTTAAGAGTGGTCACTGAGACACGAACTTAAAAGATTTAAAAACCTCGCTTTTGCGGGGTTTTTTTATAATTAAATAGATAGTTCTTGCTTGGTAAATAAACCAGAGTTATCTGTATGTCACGCCAAATAAATAGGGTAAAAGACATGCTAAACCAGCAAGATATGACGGAAACGGCAAAGGCTGTTTTAAATGAATTAAGCGATAAACCAGCCACTGCTGGAGAGATTGCACAGAATACCCACCTCAGCCGTGAACGCTGTCAACTCATACTTACACAGCTGGTAATGGCGGGGTTGTCTGAATATCAGTTCGGATGTTATAAGCGCCCCCAGTGATGAGGGATTTTTTGCTGTGGAAATGGGCGGCTGGTGGGTGTTGACGCACCCGGCCAGCCATCAGCTCATGCTTTCAGGTCACAAGCTAACCAAGGCCCACTGCTTTAGCGCAAAAGCAAAGTGAGCCTATCAGAGTTACGCTTACTGATCTATGAAAAATACTGTAAAAATAAACAGTGTTGAGTTGATCAACGCTGATAGCCTGCACCACATCGCCACTATCCCGGATAACTCCATTGATTTAATCGTTACGGACCCGCCGTACTTCAAGGTGAAGCCGAACGGTTGGGACAACCAATGGAAGGGGGATCAGGACTACTTATGCTGGCTTGATAATTGTCTGGCTGAGTACGCACGAGTTCTCAAACCAGCGGGAAGTATCTACCTTTTTTGTGGTCACCGTCTGGCCTCAGATATTGAGGTAATGATGCGGAGCCGGTTCAATATTCTGAACCATATCATTTGGGCCAAACCATCAGGCCGCTGGAACGGGTGCAACAAAGAAAGCCTACGCGCTTACTTCCCATCAACGGAACGGATTTTGTTTGCTGAGCATTATCTTGGGCCGTACACAGGGAAGGAAAACGATTATGAGAACAAAAGCGCCGAACTCAAACAGCATGTAATGACACCGCTGATTGAATACTTTCGCGAAGCGCGTAATGCGCTGGGTGTAACATCGAAAGAGATAGCAGAGACGACCGGTAAAAAAAACATGGCCTCTCACTGGTTTGGGGTGAGCCAGTGGTCGTTACCGAATGAAGTGGATTATCAGAAGCTACAAACGTTATTCACACGCATAGCGATTGAAAAGCACCTTCAACAGAAGCTTGAACATCCACATCATCAACTGATGACTACCTACCAATCTTTAAACCGAAAATATTCAGAGTTGCTCGAAGAGTATAAGGCGCTACGGCGTTACTTTTCTGTGTCCGCAGCTGTTCCGTATACCGACGTATGGATGCATAAACCTGTTCAGTTTTATCCAGGTAAGCACCCATGTGAAAAACCCGCCGACATGCTTAAGCAAATTATCAGCGCCAGCAGTAAGCCTGGTGACATCGTAGCTGATTTCTTTATGGGTTCTGGCTCTACAGTAAAAGCAGCAATGGAACTGGGTCGCCGAGCTATTGGTGTTGAACTCGAAACTGAACGCTTCATACAGACGGTCAGCGAGATAGAAAAGATTAATAAAACATAAACGGTCACCACCTTCCCAACCGCTGTGGTGTCCACCCAATTCAGGCTTCGGGAATCACTACTTACCATCACTTTTACATAAGAGCCCGAAAGCCTGAACTTAATTCCCCTCGTTCTGAGAGGACCTACAGCAATAAGAGGGGACTTAATGTCTGATCCTTTAACTGGTACCGGCCTGATTTTTGGAGGCGGGTTAATTGGTTCCGTCGTGTATGGCGTTATCACTCATACCGATTTTGGTGTGGTGTTTGGTGCTTTCGGCGGAGCGGTGTTTTATGTGGCAACGACCGCAAACCTGACGCGGGGTAGGCAAATAGCTTACTTCATGACGTCGTTTATTGTCGGTGTCCTAGCCGCTGGACTTTTAGGCTCAAAATTTACTACCTGGACAGGCTATACAGACCGACCGCTAGACGCGCTTGGAGCGGTGGTGGCATCGGCTATCACAATCAAGGTCCTGACTTTCATTAACAGCCAGGACCTGAGTAGCTTGTTCGGATTACTTTCCCGATTAAGGGGAGGAGGTTCGAGTGGTAATAAATGATCCGGCTGCGCTGGCCAATGCGGTGATATGCGCCGTTATTGTCTGCGTATTGATGTTTTATCAACGTCGCGGTGCCAGGCATCGGCCTGGTATCTCCATTCTTGCTTACTTGCTGGTGTTGATTTACGCGAGCATTCCTTTTCAATTTATCTTCGGTCTTTACGTTCAGTCCCACTGGCTGGTGGTGCTGGCAAACGTGATGATATGCGCCGCCGTGCTGTGGGCTCGGGGTAACGTGGCGCGTCTGGTCGATACACTGAGGCACTAATGAATCAAACACAATTTCAGAAGGCGGCTGTTATCAGCGCCGGGTTATCTACGCGCTGACATTGGCAGGGAAAAAACAAGGTGTAAACATGGCAACAGCAGATCAGATTATCGAAGGTATCCTCGGAAAAGAAGGCGGGTATGTCGATCACCCGTCGGATAAAGGCGGTCCGACCCGCTGGGGCATCACACAGACAACCGCTCGTGCGCATGGCTATACCGGAGACATGCGAAACCTACCCCGAGAAACAGCAAAACAAATCCTGCTTAATGATTACTGGTCAGGCCCGCGTTTCGACCAGGTTGCAAATTTGTCTACGCAGTTGGCGGATGAGCTTTGCGACACAGGTGTGAATATGGGGCCCAGCGTCGCCAGTAAGTTCTTTCAGCGCTGGCTTACAGCAATGAATATGCGCGGGAAGCTTTATCCCGACCTTATCCCGGACGGAGCCATTGGCCCCCGAACTATTACCGCTCTGAAGGGATATCTTTCTGCCCGTGGGAAAGAAGGGGAGCAGGTGCTACTTCGAGCACTGAATTGCAGCCAGGGTGCCCGGTACCTCGAACTGGCTGAAGGTCGCGAGGCGAATGAGGACTTTCTCTACGGCTGGGTTAAGGAGCGTGTGCTATGAAGATGCTTATTTTCATCCTTCTGGCGCTGGTGGCCGTACTTGTCCTGTTGCTGCTGCGCAAATATACCCGGCTGGAGTTTGTTTCTCACGCTCGTCTGTTACTGAAAACGTGGTCTGTGAGGCTGGGTGCTGTCGGCGCGCTGATTGGCGTTTGGGCCCAGTCGTTCCCGGATGCGGCTCTTCATGCTTGGGCCATGTTGCCGCCGGATATTAAGGGTATTCTGCCGCCAAACATAGTGGCGATGATTAGTCCCGCGTTGGTAGTGCTGGCGGTGCTATCGCAATACGTACGCCAGCCGGCATTGAAAGATAAGGCCGACAGGCTGAAGGGGTCGCCACAATGAGCTTTGAAATAATCGCCGGGGCAGTGGTGGTCATTATTGGTGCTATCGCTGCCGCGTTCGGTATCGGCCACGCTCGCGGGACCAATAAGGCTGAATCAAAGGCCGAGCAGCAGCGCACCGAAGAAAACGCCGCTGCTACTGTCGCCGCGGCAGAACGCCGTGCTGAAGTCACGAAAGGGGCCAGCGATGTACAGGAAGACGTTAAGCGTATGGGCGATGACGATGTTGATCGCGAGCTGCGCGAAAGATTTACCCGCCCCGGTGGTGGTTGATACCGCGTGCAGCTGGGTGCGGATCATCTACCTTACCGACCACGATATCGACGTGCTGGACAGACAAACGAAGCGCGACATTCTGGCGCACAACAAATCAGTGCTGGCGAACTGTCAGCAACCAACCGAAAAGGCTACGAAATGATTGCAACCTATCGGGCTTATGGTTCTCATCAATTTTCCCATGCGCTAACCCCACTAAGGGATAATTTCATCGCAATCCCCACAAGGGGATAACAGAGGTAATACATGGCAGAACTCACCACCGCAGAACAGCTACGGCTGAATCTTCTCTCCACCCTGAATTACGATACTGCCGCCGCAAAAGAGGCCATTTTGTTCGTTCAGGACAGCCCGCTGAAATATCAGCTTTTCATCCAGCAATACAGCCGCGTGACAACTGAATCCGAAGTTGTTGCAAAGACTATCAAAGCGGTTCAAGAGGCGACTGAAGCGCTGGCGCTGTTTGATACCGCTGCCGAGCAGTCCAGCTAAGGCATTACAGCAGGCATTCACTGAGTGCCTGCGATAATGCCGGGCTCAATTGCTGTTTTATTGTTTCCCCTGTTAATCTGTCCCAAACAAACCGATGGGGATAGGGACATGAAAAAGTTACTTTTTGCAGCATTAATTGGTGTTTCAGCTTTAACAATTACCGCATGTGCGCCAACAGTCCAGAAAGTAGATTACAACCAGAGATCAATGCTTTTATCTCTTGGAATGAACAAAAACGACGTCATGCAGATCATGGGGTCACCACGCAGGACTGATGTGAACCAGGAACGCGAGCGCTGGATATACTGGAATAAGGCTCTCTATGGCTACACAATCATTGATAACGAACAATTGGCTAACGATCGACTGGTTATAACGTTCGTTAATGGTAAGGTCACCAAGTGGGGCCAGCAAACGCTGACTGATGACATAATGGAGTCATCACAAAAGAGCGCTCAGGCTTATGCTGAGGCACTCAAGAAATAGCCATTTCAGTCAAACGAGAACCTCGCTTCGGCGGGGTTTTTTTATATGCAAAAAGAGGTAATAACCGATGAGCTTTAAACATGAACTTGGTCAGGTGGTAACCGTCACTATCAGTGAAGAAGAAGGGCATATCAAAGCTCGTGCTGAATATACGCATGGCCCCAATCAGTACCTTATTCATTATCGTGCAGCAGACGGGCGAGCTGTAGACGCATGGTTTGAAGAAGGGGAGTTGTCCCCGTCTGCACTGTAGAAGTACGCATTACAGGAGCCCTTCATGGTTGCGAGGGGCTTTGATAATGCGAATGAATACCATTAACGATTTCGGCATGAGCGAACTCGGTCATTTAGACGTCTAAACGTCCATGATGGCTGATTTTGGTCATCTTTATGTAAATGAGAATCATTATCATTTAATGGGTCCTCCCGGTGGGGGGGGCTGCCACGGGGCGGCGTGCTCGCGGAAAACGGCTAGTTTTCATATTTCATAGTCATCATCATCATGCGCACAGGTTATTGATTTTCCAGATGTCGGATTTTCAATGATGTCGAATCGTACAAAAAGTGCTCACCATCATGGACCAGGAAATCGCTGCTTTAAAACTCAACATCAACCAGCTCGCTGGTATCACTGGCGTGCACCGCCAGACGGTTGCCGCCAGGCTGAAAAACGTTGCTCCGGCAACGGGCAGTAATAGCAAGCTCAAGCTCTATCTCGTCACTGATATTTTGAGTGAGCTGATGATTCCGACGGTCTCAACGGCAAGCGTCGAAGAGATGGACCCCTCAGACAGGCTCGCGCACTGGAAGGCTGAGAACGAGAGACTGAAATTTGAGGTTGATACAAAGCAACTTATTCCTGCCGAAGATGTTGCCAGAGAATTTTCACTGATGGCGAAAGCCGTTGTCATGGTGCTTGAAACACTCCCGGACATTCTTGAACGCGACTGCGCACTTACGCCGGTTGCGGTGTCACGCGTGCAAAGCGTGATTGATGACCTGCGCGATCAGGTCGCCCAAAAAGTAATGGACGCCGAACCAGAGGAGGATGAGCCAGAGGAGGACTGATGGCAAAACGGGCATCAGCCAAGGGGATTCGCCGCGATGTCTCCGGCATTTTACGAGCCCCGCGTCGTATGCAAGTGGCCGACGCGGTCAGTGCATATATGCGTGTGCCGATGGGGGCGGGTAACTCCGTTCCCTGGGACCCCAATCTGGCCCCTTACATTATCGAACCGATGAACTGTCTGGCCTCCAGGGAATACGATGCCGTAGTATTTGTCGGGCCTGCCCGAACCGGGAAAACGATCGGCCTCATTGATGGCTGGATTGTCTATAACATCGTTTGTGATCCGGCTGACATGCTGGTTATTCAGGTATCCGAAGAGAAAGCACGTGAACATTCCAAGAAACGCCTCGACCGAACATTCCGTTGTAGTCAGGAAGTAAAATCGCGACTCAGCCCGCGTCGTAATGATAATAACGTTCACGACCGTACCTTCCGGGCCGGAAACTATCTCAAACTGGGTTGGCCGTCGGTCAACATCATGTCGTCGTCAGACTATAAAAGTGTGGCGATGACTGACTATGATCGCTTTCCTGAAGATATCGACGGGGAGGGTGATGCATTTTCCCTGGGTTCGAAACGTACCACTACCTTTATGTCCAGCGGCATGACCCTGGTTGAGAGTTCGCCTGGCCGTGATATTCGTGACACAAAATGGCGACCAACCACCGCGCATGAAGCGCCGCCAACTACCGGCATATTATCGTTGTTTAATCGTGGTGACCGCCGCCGCCTTTACTGGCCTTGCCCGCATTGCGGAGAATATTTTCAGCCCGAAGTCGCCAATATGACGGGATACCGTGACTCCCCTGATCCCGTTGTGGCAAGTGAGTCTGCTTATCTTCAGTGTCCGGCCTGCAAAGGCAAGATCACGCCGGATATGAAACGTGAACTGAATATCCGCCATGTCTGGCTGCGCGACGGGGAAAAAATAGATCGTGATGGAAATAAATATGGTGAGCCGCGTCGTTCACGTATCGCGTCGTTCTGGATGGAAGGGCCAGCCGCGGCATACCAGACGTGGGCACAGATGATATACAAATTCCTGACTGCCGAGCAGGAATATGAGTCCACACAGAGCGAAGAAACGCTAAAAACGGTGGTCAATACCGACTTTGGTCGGCCCTATTTGCCCCGTGCCAGCATGGAACAGCGTAAAAGTGAACTGCTGGAGCAGCGAGCCGAAGACGTGCCAAAACGTTCAGTACCCGACGGCGTTGAATTTCTCATAGCGACAGTCGACGTGCAGGGCGGGAAGTCCCGGCGGTTTGTGGTTCAGGTTACTGGGTATGGCATGCAGGGGGAGAGATGGCTGGTCGATCGCTACAACATCCGCCAGTCATTACGGGCAAACGAGCACGGTGAATGTTACCCCATTGATCCGGCCAGTTACCCGGAAGACTGGGATTTACTTCTGTCCGACGTGTTCGAAAAGTCCTGGGCCTTATCAAGTGACCCTTCAAAACGCATGCGGCTCATGGCGATGGCTGTCGATTCAGGCGGCGAGGATGGTGTCACCGATAACGCCTATAAGTTCTGGCGTAAATGTCGACGGGATGGACTGGGTAAAAAGGTTTTCCTCTTTAAGGGCGACAGTGTACGACGCTCAAAACTGATTACCCGCACATTTCCTGATAACACTGATAGATCAACCCGCCGGGCAAAAGCCGCTGGCGATGTGCCGCTTTACCTTCTTCAGACCGATGCACTGAAAGACCAGGTTAATAACGCCCTGTGGCGTGAATCACCTGGCCCGAATTATGTGCATTTCCCAAAATGGCTCGGCAGCTGGTTCTACGATGAGCTGACCTATGAGGAGCGTTCACCCGATGGAAAATGGAGCAAACCGGGTCGAGGTCCGAACGAAGCTTTCGACCTGCTCGTTTATGCCGATGCGCTGGTTATATTGCACGGGTACGAAAAGATCAAATGGCCGGATGCGCCTGAATGGGCGAAGCGGACAACGTGGATCGAAGAAAGCACGTCGGAAACTGGCGAAGTGTCATCCACGTTACAACCAAAAACGACCCATAGCAGGAAAAAACGGAAGGCAAATAAGCCCGACGTTGAAAACAATCCCTGGACCACATCATCAGGAGGCTGGGTGTGAAACAAACCGATATTGAATCCATTATCCAGCGTTATACCGATGCGGAAATAGCGGTGCTGGAGGGGAAGTCTATAACGTTCAACGGGCAGCAGATGACGCTGGAGAACCTGTCCGAAATCCGCAAAGGGCGGCAAGAATGGGAGCACCGCCTTGCTTCCCTGCTGGCTCAACGTCACGGGCGACCCGGTTATAAACTCGCGAGGTTTCCATGAGCCTGTTAGATGATGCGATTGGCGTCTTTTCCCCTGGATGGAAAGCCGCGCGTTTACGTTCCAGAGCGATGATTCAGGCATATGAAGCTGTTAAGCCCACCCGAACACACAAGGCACGCAGGGAAAACCGTTCCGCTAACCAGCTAAGCCAGATGGGTGCTGTATCCCTCCGTGAGCAAGCGCGATGGCTGGACAATAATCACGATCTCGTTATCGGCGTGTTCGATAAGCTTGAAGAACGGGTGGTGGGGGCAAAAGGAATTATTGTTGAGCCCCACCCGGTACTTAAGAACGGAAAAATAGCGAAGAAACTGGCTGAACAAATCAGAGCGAAGTGGGCTGAATGGTCGGTCAGCCCTGAGGTAACGGGACAGTTTACCCGCCCGATGCTTGAGCGGTTGATGCTCAGGAGCTGGCTCAGGGACGGATAAATTTTCGCTCAGATGGTGAATGGCTCAGCGCAGGGACTTGATCCGGTGGCTGGCGTACCTTTCTGGCTTGAAGCGCTTGAGGCCGATTTTGTGCCGATGACCAATGATGAGTCTGCGCAATTATGCCAGGGGGTTTATGTAGATAACTGGGGGCGCCCGAAAAAGTACCTGGTCTATAAAAGTCTACCTGTTACTGGCCGTCAATTGGATACGAAAGATGTTGATGCCGGGAATATGCTTCATCTCAAATTTACCCGCCGTCTTCATCAGACCCGAGGTACATCTCTCCTATCTGGTGTACTCATGCGCCTCAGTGCGCTGAAAGAATACGAGGATGCGGAGCTAACGGCAGCACGCATTGCAGCTGCACTGGGGATGTACATTAAAAAAGGGGACGGGCAAAGCCTTGATGGTGACGCCAGTAAAGACAATCGCGACGTAATAATTGAGCCTGGCATTATCTATGATGATTTGCTGCCCGGTGAAGACATCGGGATGATCAAGTCCGACAGACCAAACCCTAACCTTGAACCATTCCGAAATGGACAATTGCGCGCTGTCGCTGCCGGCGCTCGTCTCAGCTTCTCCAGTACAGCCAGAAACTACGATGGAACATACAGTGCCCAGCGCCAGGAGTTGGTTGAATCAACAGATGGTTATCTGATCCTTCAGGACTGGTTCATCGGCGCAATCACCCGGCCAATGTACCGAAACTGGTTAAAAATGGCGGTAGCTTCTGGCGAAATTCAGCTACCACGTGGGCTGGATATGGCGTCGCTTTATACTGCAGTTTATTCCGGCCCGGTTATGCCGTGGATCGACCCAGTTAAAGAGGCTAATGCCTGGAAGGCGCAAATCCGGGGCGGCGCTGCGACGGAATCTGACTGGGTGCGTGCCAGCGGGCGCAACCCGGATGACGTGAAACGGCGCCGTAAGGCTGAAGTCGATGATAACCGCGAACTTGGACTGGTGTATGACACCGATCCTGCTAACGATAAAGGAGGCACCAGTGCCGAAGTCAAAGAATCGGACGCCCCGACGTCCGAAAGCCAGCGCAAAAAGTAATTCTTGGTTCCGTATGCAGGCCAGCGCCGACAACGAAGCGGAAATATACATTTACGACGAGATCGGCTACTGGGGGGTAACAGCTCGCCAGTTTGTGAACGATCTGAAGGCACTGGGTGATGTAACTCATATTAACCTTCATATCAATTCACCTGGTGGCGATGTCTTTGATGGCATCGCCATTTTTAATGCCCTTAAACACCACGGAGCTGCAATTACCGTTCATATCGACGGCCTGGCGGCCTCTATGGCATCCGTCATTGCAATGGTGGGTAACCCGGTCATCATGCCGGAAAACACCATGATGATGATCCACAAGCCCTGGGGCTTTGCTGGTGGCGATGCTAACGATATGCGTGACTATGCCGAATTGCTGGACAAGGTTGAGTCCGTGTTGATCCCTGCTTATGCAGCGAAAACCGGCAAGTCCAGCGATGAAATCGCGGCGATGCTTGAAGATGAAACCTGGATGGACGGCAGTGAATGCGTCGAGTTGGGTTTTGCCGACCAGGTCACACCATCCCTTCAGGCTATGGCCTGTATCCAGTCAAAACGTATTGAGGACTTCGAAAAGATGCCAAACAACATTCGTAATATGATTACACCTCCGCGTAACTCTAACCAGCGCGATCCACAGCAACCTGTTAATCAGCCTCAGGCACAACACGTTGCCACTCAGCCGAACGGCGCTGACGAAAACACCATTCGCGCCCAGGTTATTGCGGAGCAGAAAGAACGTGTTAACGGCATTAACAATCTCTTCGCGATGTTTGGTGGCAAACATTCCGAACTGCAGGCGAAGTGTGTAGCCGATATAGATTGCACTGTCGATCAGGCTAAAGACATGCTGCTGGCGCTGCTGGGTAAAGATGCTTCACCATCGGCGAAAACCACGCCAGCGCATATCCATGCAGGTAACGGTAATTTTGTCGCCGATGGTATTCGCCAGGCATTGATGGCGCGTGCCGGATTTGAAGGTCAGGAACGTGACAATGTCTACAACGGCATGACGCTGCGTGAATATGCCCGCATGGCCCTGACTGAGCGGGGAATTGGTGTATCGAGCTATAATCCGATGCAGATGGTAGGGCTGGCGCTGACGCACAGCACCTCCGATTTTGGCAACATCCTGCTTGATGTCGCCAACAAAGCGATTTTGCAGGGCTGGGACGAAGCGGCAGAAACCTTTGAGCAGTGGACAAAGAAAGGCCAGCTATCGGACTTTAAGACAGCGCATCGTGTGGGGATGGGCGGATTCCCGTCTTTGCGGCAGGTTCGCGAAGGTGCTGAATATAAGTATGTGACCACCGGCGATAAAGGAGAAACCATCGCGCTCGCCACCTACGGGGAAATTTTCGCCATCACCCGCCAGGCAATCATCAACGATGATCTGAACCAGCTCACTGATGTTCCCATGAAAATGGGCCGTGCCGCTAAGGCGACTATCGGTGACCTGGTTTACGCCATCCTGACCAAAAACCCAAAACTCTCCGATGGTAAGGCGTTATTCCACGCAGACCACAAGAACCTGTCCACCGGTGCTATTTCCGTCAGCAGCCTGGACGATGCGCGTAAACTGATGCGCCTGCAGAAAGAGGGGGAACGCTCTCTGAACATCCGCCCGGCATTTATGCTGGTGCCGGTCGCGCTGGAGACACTGGCTAACCAGACGATTAAATCAGCGAGCGTAAAAGGGGCGGATATCAACGCCGGGATTATTAACCCGATCCAGAATTTTGCAGATGTGATTGCAGAGGCCCGTCTTGACGAAGCTGACGCAAAAGCCTGGTATCTGATGGCTGCAAAAGGGACGGACACCATCGAAGTGGCGTATCTGAATGGTGTTGATACTCCTTACATTGATCAGCAGGAAGGGTTTACCACTGACGGTATCGCTACAAAAGTTCGTATCGATGCTGGTGTGGCACCGCTTGATTACCGCGGTCTGGTTAAATCCAGCGGCCAGTAATCATTACAGTTCTGAAAATCGACGCCCGTAAGGGCTTTTTTTATACCTGAAATCAGCCCTACGGGGCTGACAGGAGACGTTATGGCTAAAAATTATGTGCAAAACGGCATGACCATCCCACTTAAAAACTCTGGTGCAGACGAGATTCTCAGCGGCACACCGGTCGCTTTGGGCGGGATCGTTGCGGTTGCAATTACCGATATTCAGCCGGGTGATGTAGGCGACGGATTCGCTGAAGGTGTTTTCCTTTTACCTAAGCTGCCAGCTGATGCCGTGACTGCCGGGGAAAAGGTATATCTCAAAGCTGGAAATGTTCAACTGGATGACACCGATGCGGTATTAGCCGGGACTGCCTGGGAAGATGCTGCTGCAGGCGTTACCGTCCTGGAAGTCAAAATCAATGGCTAATGCCTTTGACAAGATGACTGAAAGAATGGATGCGCTGACGGAGAAAAGGTTGGGCAGAACGGTGACTATTAACGGCAATGAACATATTGCCGTTGAAAGTCATCTATTGCCTGAGCTGGGGCCGGTCGCGGGTGATGGGATTAACCTGGTCGTCTTCAGCGTCGGCTATCAGCCGGCGCGAGGAGATGAGGTTATTTATAAAAGTCAGGTTTACGCCGTCACCCGTTGGCTTCTCTTTAATGGCAAGCCGCAGATCTGGATTGAGGAGGTCATAGGTGACGATTAAAGGCCTGGAAGAGCTCAAACAGAACCTGAGTAATATCAGTAAAAATGCTATACCGCGGGCGACATCCCAATCCATTAACCGGGTGGCTGGAAGAGCAATAAGCCGAAGCTCAACCCGTGTGGCGAAAGAAACCAGGGTTAAGCGGAAGCTGGTTATGCAGCGATCCAGGCTTAAGCGGGCGAGTCCTAAAAAGCCAATGGCAACCATCCGGGTAAATCGCGGGAATTTGCCAGCGATAAAGTTGGGGCCAGTACGGGTTCAGCTTTCACGACGTAAGCGTGATAACGGTAGTTCAGGTAGCGTTCTGAAAGTTGGGAATTTCAGCTTCCCTGGGGCTTTCGTACAGCAACTTAACAACGGGCGCTGGCACGTTCTCCGGCGTACCGGAAAATCCCGTTATCCGGTCGAGGTTGTGAAAGTACCATTGGTTACACCTCTGACAACGGCATTCAGAGAAGAACTGCCCAAACTGATGGAATCGGATATGCCAAAAGAGCTTATGGCGGCTCTTAAAAATCAGATAAGGCTGGTGACAAAATGATCCACCCGCAAATCAGAAAAGCCGTTCTGGACAAACTGAAGTTAATCAACCCCGGTAAAACTTTCTGGTATGACGGCCGGCCAGCATTCCTGGCTCCAGAAGAGTTGCCCGCGGTCGCAGTTTATCTTACTGATGCGAAGGCTACGGGTAGCAGCATTGACGAGGAAGAGTGGGAGGCAGTCCTTCACATTGAAGTATTCCTCAAAGCAAACGCGACCGATAGCGAGCTGGATAAATGGATAGAAACCCGCATCTATCCGGCGATGGCTGACGTTCCTGAGCTTGCCAGTATCGTCGAAACCATCAGCGTTGCCGGCTACGACTATCAACGTGACGATGAAGCCACTACATGGGGCTCCGCCGATCTCCAGTATTCCCTGACTTATATTATGTGAGGAGCTTATGCCAACACCAACACCAACACCGACTACACCGACCAAAGGGGCCGGGACGACGTTTTGGATTTACACCGGAACAGGTGATCCCTACGATGATCCGCTGAGTGACGTTGGCTGGACTCGTACGGCAAAAATTAAGGAGATTACGCCTGGTGAGCTGACTGCGGAGTCGTATGATGATTCCTATATTGATGATGATGCGCCTGACTGGGATTCCACGGCCCAGGGGGTTAAGTCAGCCGGGCAATCGAGCGTTACTCTTGCATGGAAACCAGGTGAATCTGGTCAGCAGGACCTTGTTGACTGGTTTATGAGTGGTGATGAAAAAGCCTACAAGATTAAATATCCAAACGGAGCAGTAGATATTTTTACCGGTTGGGTAAATAGCTTGGGTAAAACAATTGCGCGAAATGAAGTAATTACCCGTAGTGCGCAAATTACCAATAAAGGCAAACCATCTTTGGCTGAAGATAACGCTTCTACCACTCCTTAATATATTTTCGACAGCGGTGTCACGGCACCGCGCCGGAGCTAATTAATGAACTACCTCAAGAAAGATACTTTAAATCCTGAAGGCGCAAATATCATCCTGTTTGAATTATCTGCTTACAGCCGCATGAAATATATTGAGTTCATGGTTGAAGAAAGAAAATCATTACCTGCGGATGGATTATCGCCGGATGAGAATTTTAAAATGGCGACTTTGCTGACTACGCGAGATCAGGCCATGATTGTCGCTTTATCTTTAAGTGAAGCGGATGGCGAGGAACGCGACGGGAAAGATATTTTCCCAGAGATAATGCGGAAATATCCACCTGGGTTATTGGGCAGCGCTGCATTACTTGTGCGTATGCTTTCAGGGATGATCCCCCCAGTTAATAATGACCCTGAGGAAACTGAAGAAGAGGAAGAGCCAGATTTGGAAAAGTCCTGACCCGCTCGCGTCGCTTTGCTATGCGATTAGCCAGGGAGTTTGGACGGCCAGACTGGCGGGCAATGCTTTCGGAAATGTCTTCCTCTGAATGGTTCGAATGGATTGAGTATTACCAGGATAATTGTTTTAGCGACGATCTCCTGGACTCTCATTTTGCCAATCTTAGTTATCTTGCTGTCAGTCTCTTCACCGATCCGGATAAACACGGAATTACCTCCCTTGATTTTAGTTTGTTATCAAAACGTGAGGAAGAAAGTGAGTGGGTTTCAGACGAGCAACTTATGTCGATAGCAGAAAGCATTCCTGGAGGAGTTCGCTATGTCCCAACCAGTGGGTGATCTGGTCGTTAAAATTGACGGCGATAGCGCAAAATTTGATGAGGAAGTTGCTCATCTGAATAAGCAGTTGAGCGGGTTAGGCAGGGCCGCGAACGACAGTACAGCCCAGGTCACCGCAGCTTTCACGCGGCAGGAGCGTGCTGCAAAACGTGCCGGTATTTCAATCGGCCAATACAATAATGCAATGCGCATGTTGCCAGCGCAGCTTACTGATGTCGCAACTCAGTTAGCTGGTGGGCAGAGCCCGTGGCTAATTTTGCTCCAGCAAGGCGGCCAGGTTAAAGACTCATTTGGTGGCCTGATCCCAACATTTCGAGGATTACTTGGCGCTGTAAGTCCGTTGGCTGTTGGTGTTGCAGCTTTGACTGCCGCGGGTGCCGGAATTGGATATATCTTCTATCAGGGGTCGTCAACCCTTTCCGATTTTAATAAGACGCTAACGCTTTCAGGCAACACGGCCGGCCTGACTACCGACAGAATGCTGGTACTAGCAAGGTCGGGACAGCAAGCAGGCCTTACTTTTGATCAAACCAGTGATTCTCTGACTGCATTAATTAATGCTGGCGTGGGGGCGGGTGCGCGTTTTGATGAATTAAGCCAGTCAGTTGCAAAATTTTCTACGGCATCTGGTATTCCCGTTGAAAAGGTTGCGGAAGCTTTCGGGAAACTGACCAATGACCCGACGTCCGGCCTGATTGCGATGGCGCAACAGTTTCATAACGTCACAGCCGAGCAGATTGATTACGTTGCTCAGTTACAACGTTCAGGAGATGAAGCGGCTGCACTTCAGGCGGCTAATGATGCGGCGACGAAGGGATTTAACACCCAGACTCAGAGCCTGATCGATAACATGGGGACGATTGAGCGCTCTGCTGATTCGTTGAAACGCGCGTTTAAATCCATGTGGGACGCGGCCCTCGATCTCGGGCGGCCAGATACCGCAGGTGAGATGGTCAGCAAGGCAGAGGCTGCTTTTAAACAGGCTGATGAGATCTGGAATCTCAGGAAAAATGATCGTTATGTAAACGATGAGGCCAGGGCTCGCTTCTGGAATGACAGGGAGTCGGCTCGTCTGGCCCTTGATATGGCGCAGCAACAGGCCGGTATTGCTAAAGCCAGCGTAGCAGCGGCAGAAAAGGAAGCGGAGGCAGAATCTGATAAACAGAAATATGCTGCTCAGGCACAGGCCAATTATGCAAAATCGCAGACTGCGCTTGAAAAATATACCGCCAGGCAGAATGAACTAAATAAGGCATTGAAGGAAGGACATATTCTTCAGGCTGATTACGCCATCAATATGGCAGCAGCGAAAAAGGAATATGAGGCCTCTTTAAAAAAACCGCCTAAACCGAAAGGTATCAAAGTCTCTGCGGGCGATCGTTCTTCTGACCAAGCAAATGCTGAAACCCTGCAACTGATGTCCGAACTGAAAGTGTTGCAGAAGCATAAAGAATTGAACGACACAATCAGCGCGGAGCGGAAAAAACTCTGGAAACTTGAGGCAGATTTCTCAGTACTTGAGGATGCATCGAAAACCCGTGCGCTGAGCAAAGATGAACAATCTTTACTTGCCAGCAAGGATAAGGTTCTCGCGCAGGCTGAGGTTAATGCGAAGCTGGGGGATCAGATTGTCGCCCAGGAACGGCTGAACAAGCTTCAGGATAACTCGTTAAAATATGTTACTCAGATGCAGGAAAAGACTGCTGCACTGACAGATAGTGCTGGGTTAAGTGACAGGGAAGCGCAACGTAATAACGAGAGGGCGCAGTTAAGGCAGGGATGGAAAAATCAGGGGGGAAGCCTGGAAGATGAAGGGTATCAGAAAGAGCTTTCCGCCCTTGAGGGCTATTATGCTGCACAGGATGAAATGCGTAATAACTGGTTGGCCGGCGTTCAGTCGTCATGGGAAAACTATGCTGACATGGCCGCCAACTATAACCAGATTGCTGCGGATACGACTAATACTGCGCTCGGCGGAGTAACAAGCAATCTCCAGCAAGGGTTATATGACCTTGCCACTCAGTCTGAAGATGCTGGCGATGCCCTGAGTAACATGGTTGAAGGTTTTGGTAAAACAGTCATCCAGACCCTGGCCCAGCTTGCTGCACAATGGCTGGTATATCAGGGGGTGCAGCTGCTTGTCGGGAAAACAACACAAGCTGCAGCTGCAGCTCCCATGATCACTAATGCGCAGGCGACAGCGTTACAGGCTCAACTGGCCGCATATGCTTCCACTGCAGCTATTCCAATCGTGGGCCCGGCTATGGCTCCTGCTGCTTTGACTGCCGCTATTGGTGTCACAGAGCCTCTTGTTGCTGCCATCTCAGGATTAGCTCTTGCAGGCATGGCGCACGATGGTATCGATAAAATTCCGGAAACGGGCACCTGGCTGCTGAAAAAAGGGGAGCGGGTTACGACGGCAGGAACATCAGCAAAACTTGACTCCACCCTGGAGCAGGTGCGGCAACAGCGTTCCCTTGCCGGAAACCCTCTGCATGTTGAGTTCAATAATACCTACACCGGGAAACCCGACGATGCAACGATCCAAATGTGGGATCAGCGGCAGCGTGCATCTGAAAAAAGGCTTAAGCAATATTTTACTGCCCAGGTTATTAATCCAACTGAGAATTATGGTCGCTCACTTAAATCAGTTTATCCGGGGAGGCGTAAGAAATAATGACCGATATTTATTATCCTCATGATTATATCCCCGGCCCCACGTACGATAATTATGGATTTGAACCGAATGATCCTATGATTCGCACCGATAGGGTGGGGGGGCTTGCCAGACAGCGTAGAAAATATACATCAGTACCGACTGATAATACGGTTGTCTGGCAGTTTAAAACTGATGCGCAAGCTCAGGCATTTGAAGCATGGTACAGGGATGTGTTAACTGATGGTGTTGCATGGTTTTACATGAAATGCAAAACCCCTGTTGGACTTAAATTTTTTAAATGTCGATTTGAAGGTATTTATAAGGGGCCTGCATTTATTAAGCCCGGTCTTTGGCGTTATTCAGCAACCGTTGAGTTAAGAGAACGTCCACTCGCTCCAGTTGGCTGGGGGCAATATCCGGAATGGATTGTCGGGAGCTCGTTACTCGATATCGCCCTGAACAAGGAGTGGCCTAAACATGACAGCGATTAACCGCCTGTATGCGTCCTCCGGGCCGGAGGTCATCATCGGTACGTTACAGATCGATATTGGCGGCCAGACGCATTATCTCTGCGAGGGGTACGAGGATATTACGGCCGTTACCGAAGATGGCGCGACCGTAACGTTTATTGCCTGCGCCATTGTTCTTTCCCTTCCTGCCAGAAACGAGGATGGCACGCAGGACCTGAAATTTATGCTGTGTAACATCGATGGTGTTGTTTCCACCGCTATACGCAGGGCCATTGATGCCATATCCAGTGCCAGCATTACGTTCAGGAAGTACATATCCACTGACCTGACCGCACCGGCGGAGCCGCCTTACATCATGCCGGTTAAAGGCGGCTCCTGGACACCGCTTACGGTGAACGTTACCGCCGGATTTAAAAACATGCTCGATTACGCCTGGCCGCGCGATCGCTACACCCTCACGTACTTCCAGGGTCTTCGTTACTCCCGATAGGTATCCCATGCTCAACATTGATAAATACCTGACTGTCCGCTGGCAGATGGGCGGCCGCGCTTTTCCTGTTCTCGACTGCTACGGCATTGTTCATGAGGTCCGCCGGGACCTCGGGCTTCCTGAATGGCCTGCGTTTGAAGCTGTGATTAAAGAGCCTGGTAGTCCGGGAATGGGGGAGTTTTGTGAGAGTTTTTCACGTGACCTGACTCCCTGCAGGCCGTGCAACGGAGCGGTGGCCGCCTGCTATATGGGAAAAATGATCGGCCATCTGGGGGTCGTCGTAGAAATGGCGGGATTGCTTTACGTGATCGAATGCAATCCCCGCCGCAACGTAACCATTCTTCCCCTGGCGCGTTTTGAGCGTCAGTTTCTAAAAGTGGAGTATTACCAGTGACCATTAGATTATACCCGTCGCGTCAGCCTGGTGAGCCGCTGGAAACGTACGAGCACCGGGATACGACCCTTCACGACTGGATGCTGCAGCACGTCGATAACTACCGTAACGAGAAGATGGCGCAGCGTGTTGCCTTCGAGGTTAACGGTAAACCGGTCCCGCCGGCAGAATGGCCTTTATGTTTTATCAGCGCTGAAAGCGACGTAAAAGCCTATCCGATCCCGGGTGAGGGGGTGACGGCGACGACCATCGCGGCATGGGCAGCAGCGGCTATTGCTGCAGCGTCGGCTGTTTATGTGCTGATCACCATGTCGAACATGGATAAAGGCGGATACTCGTCCTCAAATGGTTTAGGGCTGGATTTAAACCCGGCTAAAGCGAACCAGGCTAAGCTGGGTGATCCCATTCGTGAGGTGTTTGGCCGCTGCCGTATCTATCCCGATTATGTTGTGCAGCCCGTGACCCGGTTTAACCCTGATGATCCGACGCGAATGACTGTCGAAATGATGGTTTGCCTTGGAAAGGGGAATTTCGCGTTTACGAATGGTGATATCCGTGTAGGTTCAACACCTATTTCAGCATTAGGGGACTCGTTCAGTTACAACGTTTATTCACCTGGAGCAGATGTTTCAGGAGATCGGCGAAGTGAAAACTGGTTCAACTCGACAGAGGTAGGTGGTACTTCCAGCGGGAGTGGGCTTGATATGGCGCAGACCTCGCCAGATTCGACAGATATCAACGCTGATAGTATGACCGTTTCTGGCGCATCCGTGACGTTTAACGGGCTGGATGATGGCAACGATGATGACGATGAAGGCAATGCGTTGCCTGAGTCGTGGGTTGAGGGGGCCATTGTTACGATCGTCGCACCGATGAATTTTCTGGTTTCAACCTCGTCGGGATATAGCGTTCTCGCCAGTAACTCTCTGGGTGAAATTAATCCCTATCCGGGGATGCCGGTTACCCTGGAAATCAACGGCACTGAATATGAACTGGTTATTGCAACTTATACGGCAAAACAGGACGCGATACCGGGAGCGGGTGGAAACGCGGCCAGCCTGAAAGCAAATGCCTCCCCATCAACATATGATTACTCCGGTACTGGCCAGACTTTTACGATCACCTGGCAGGGACATGAATACACCATTTCCCTCATTGCGGACTATGTGAATATGTCCGGCCTGCTGATGGCGATAAACGAGGGCCTGACCGGATCAGGATTACTGGCTCAGGATAGTGGCGGTGTTGTGCTGATTGCTGAGGCATCAAGCCCCTGGCTCGGCGGAAACATTACCTCATCATCGCTCCCGGTAGCCGTTTTTGGTGACAGTCCTGTATTTACCTCCGGCACCGCGTCCAGCGGAGGCAGTCCGGCAATAACTGCAAACGTTACGCTGGCGTATGGGAGTGCAACCGGAGTGGCATTTTCCGGGATACCGGAGGGAACACAACGCCTGGCGCTGGCTCACCGTGGCAATGAGTACCGCATTGCGGATGCGGACGGTACGACCGCAACGGTTCAGCGACTGATTAATGGTGCCGTTGATGAGTCATGGCCGGGATTCACCGCCAGGACGATGATTGACTATCAGGCCACCGGTATAAACGACAATGACACGTGGATGGGGCCTTTCCTGGTCTGCCCCGAAAATGAGGTGGTGGACGCATTCGAGGTGAATTTTTCGTTTCCGTCGGGTATCTGCGGTTTCGACAGTAAAGGGAAAAAACGGATCCGCCATTGCGAGTGGGAAATTCAGTACCGGGTTTATGGTTCCGGTAGCGGTTGGACAAGCAGGCAGGGGGTTTATGCCCTGCAGAACGTCAATGGCCTGGGTTTTACTGAGCGGTTTAATCTTGACGCACCGGGCCTGGTTGAAGTCCGCTGCCGGCGCAGGAACGAGCAGGGGTCTAACAACGCACGCGACTCGATGTACTGGCAGGCGCTACGTGGTCGGCTCCTGGCTCGGCCATCTTCTTATGCTGGCGTCACCCTGATGGGGGTTACGGTTGAGACGGGCGGTAAACTTGCGGCGCAGTCAGACCGTCGCGTTAACGTTGTGGCCACGCGCATTTATGACTCCGGCGTTCCCCGTAGCCTTTCTGGTGCGCTTTATCACGTCGGCCGTTCTTTGGGTATAGAGATGGATACCGCCGCGATTGATGCCCTGGAGCAGACCTACTGGACCCCGAACGGTGAGTATTTCGATTTTGCCACGGGTGACAGTATTTCCGCGCTGGAAATGCTGCAGAAAATCGCTGCAGCCGGTAAGAGTTATTTTCTGCTAAATACCCAGTCTGTAGCATCAGTGGGTCGTGAAGGTGTTAAACCCTGGACCGGGGCTATCACCCCTCACGAGATGGTATCCGAGATGCAGACCGATTTCGTCACGGTGACTGACGACGATTACGATGGTGTTGACGTAACCTATATCAACGGCTCGACCTGGGCAGAAGAGACGGTGCAATGCCGTCTGCCTGGCAACCCAACGCCGTTGAAAATAGAGGCATACCGGGCTGATGGTGTAGGCAATCCTGATCACGCATACCAGATTGGTATGCGCCGACTCAGAAAATACCAGCTGCAGCGCATGACGCATAAAACGACGACGGAACTGGACGCGCTCTGTTACAACGTCGGGGATCGTATTGTGCTGACCGATGATATCCCTGGCAGCAACACCGTTTCGTGTTTGATTGAGTCGATGACTACTGCTGGTGGGGTGACCACATTCGATGTGTCGGAGCCGCTGGACTGGACTTTTGCAAATCCACGCGTCTATCTGCGTTATCAGGATGGAAAAGCATCACGGCTGTTTGAAGCATCACCCACAGGTGACAACTATCAGGTATCCGTCCCGTATCAATCGGAGTTCGCCGATATCCTGCTGGATGATCCGATAATTGAGCCTCCCCGGTTAATTTTCTGTAGTTCTGAGAGCGACCTGTATCACGCCATTGTGTCCGAGATAGTGCCACAGGACGATGGAACCTGCGAGATAACGGCCCGGCAATATCGTGCTGAATTTTATGACTACGACGACGCCACATACCCCGGCGATGTCGCTTAATACCCCATAACAACCCCTAATTAACTCTTTTCGCTCAAACCCTCGTTTGCGCGAACGCCTTTTTTGGAGCAAAAAACATGACCTTTAACCCGGAGCTGGGGAGCACGTCTCCCGCTGTGTTGCTCGATAACGCCGAGCGTCTGGATAAGCTGGTCAATGGACCCGAGCTGACTGAGCCGGATCGCGCTGGCGTTGAGCTGGATACCTGGCGCGGAATGATGGCGAAAAACGATGAGGTCAGGCAGAACCTGATCCCTCTCAGCCGGCAGTACATGACCCTGGCAGCGGCGCAGGCGGATATCGCAAATATCCCTGAAGGTAGCACCACTTATTATCGCAGCCCGGACGACAGCGCCCTCGCGATCGAGGTCATGAACGTTGGCGGAACGCTGCAGCCTACCGGACGAAAAATGCCATCCGCAATGCCAATGGGTTACCAGTCTGCTACAGCTGTGAGTAGCGGTGCGGCTAATACCATTTCTATCACTATCCCCGGATTATTAGTGGATGGCAGTTTGATTTATTTTCTGTCTCCTATTTTGAATACCGGCGCGGTCAATGTCACGGTGACGGACTCGAAAGGCAACAGCGTGACTCGCTCTGTGCTAAGAAGGGCTAACGCCGTCCTGGTTGGTGGTGAGCTGATTCAATATAACCCAGTGCTAATGGTTTACCGTGGCGCACCAACTGATAATTTCATGTTGATAGCGTCCGGGGCTACGGCGTCGGAGGTGGGATCCAGCCTTGCCGCATACAAGACCACTAATGACGCCCTGACCGCCACCCTGAAAAATCAGGTGCCTATCCCGGTGACGGTTAGCAGTGTTGCCGATGATATTTACACGGCAACATCATCCATCACCAGTGGTGAGCTAACGAACGGGCGACTGTTCCTGTTTACGCCGCCATCCGCAAATACAACCCGTACCCCCAAGTTGAAACTCAATGCGTGGGCTGCCTATAACATTACCTCGATTAACGGCGGGCAGGTTGCTGCGGGAGACCTGTACTCTGGACGTCCACATCTGCTGTACTGGCACGCTGGTAGCAACGGCTTCCGTGTGATGACGTATGCCGATGAGCGAGCAAAGATTTACGGGACGGTGCTTCGCGCAACCATGACCAGCGATGCCAGTACGCCAAATGATTTGTCTGTCACGGTTGATGGTTATATCGACAATGGCACGTTGGTAGTATTGGAACCACCAGCAACGAACACTGGCGCGGTGGCTGTTACTGTTGTTGACAGGTACGGCAATCAGATTGTGCGCAGTGTGTTTAAGGGCGCAAACGCGCCGCTGACAGGTGGGGAGATAAAGTACGCAGAGCCAGTTTTGCTGATGTATCGCGGAGCACCGCAAAACAACTTCAAAATCATTTCGTCCGGCGATTTGTCCACTCCCGTGGCAAAACTCCAGTCGGATGTGGAGGCTCTCAAAACCTCCTTCACCGACCCGTATGTGAAGCTGGCGAAAAAACTTATCGGCGATGGTACGACTGCAAATACCGGGCCGTTTGGTTCGATATCGTTCACAGCCGGGGTAAGAACCACCGTTAAAAAACGGTTGATATTCACCTCAGTCGGCTCGTCAGTCGGTGTTGGGGCGGGTTCCACCGGTGGCGGTGTTGCAGGTGCGCCATTCGCGCCGAACACGCTGTTCGTCGAGGCCATGAAAGCGCAATTAGCTGGGTACGGGAATTTTGAGTTTATCGATGATAACCAGTGCATTCCCACTCAGGCGCTCCAGCAGTTTTCCGCGCAACTTCAGAACTCGCCATACTTCACCAGCACAAACGAAGAAGACTGGCCTGATTTTATACTCATTGTTGGCGGCATGAATGACGCACCCGTCGGGAACTTTAACAACGGACTAACGTTCCCTGAGCAACAAGGAAAACTTGAAGCTCTGATAGATGAGTGTAAAGCCAAAGGCGCGGTAGTGATTGTTGCTACCAGCCCGCACCACAACCCATTAAGCACGTCTGTTACGGCTATGGACTTAGGCAGCCTGAACGTTTCGTGGCCTGTCAGGACGTTCAACGTTGACACAAACTATACCTTTGATGCGGCAGCGCGAACCATCAATGGTGGGGCATTCTCCTACGGGACAGGCAACGCCGCTACCAGCTGGGGCGGCCAGATTCTGCGGGTAGGGCATACGCTCCGTATATTGAGTGGCGACAACGCTGGTGATTACACCATCGCAGCCATCTCTGAGGACAGGAATACCATCACTGTGGCCGAATCTTTCCCCGCTTCGGGTCTTATGAAAACGACCATCCGCCATATCGGGCTTAACAGCATGAAAGAGGAGGTGCTCGACCCACCACCATCACGGTCATTTGTCGAGCGGGACTGGTCTGGAAGCGGCATCAAAACAGTCGGCGCAGCGCGGTTCGGCATGGTCAACAGCATGTTCCGGTCTGTGGCGAGGGACAAAGCGGTATTCCTGATGGAATGTGAAATACCGTGGTTCCGGGATGGCGTTGAAGCGCATGGTTGGGCGGCGCTGTTCGACGGTACGAACTACAACCACCCGAATGACCTCGGCTATACCGTCAGTTACAAGGCTGGCGCAGATGCAGCGGCATTTAGTCTGTGCAAACTGATTTACGGCGAAAAATACTACTTACCTGCGTAAGGAATCATTATGTCATTTAAATTGTCAGTATTAAAAACAGTCCAGATTCATTATCTCGGTGGATATCTCTGCGACAAGGATGTTGAAATAGATTTAATTTATGCAGTTGAAAGCGTCCGTCAGGATGACACTGGTCAGGTAAAAGCAACATTGTCAGTGCGTTATGATGACAATGCAAAGGTCATCGTAGGTGATTACCCTATTTCGCTGGATACCTCATCATCAAAATCCTGGGCAGAGCAGGCTGAAATACAGATTATGGACATGGCAGAATTTTCACAATAAATCTACAATTTTAAAATTGGGCGGCAGCTAATCAGGAAATTAGCTGCCGTAAATATTGCTATTACCTAACCCTTATAGGGTATTTTAGATACGTCGACTTTAATGTTAAGATTGCGCTCACTAATTATGTTAGAAATACTAATGGCATTGATTTGTGAATTGGGTCCAGGACCAACAACAATCTTCTTGATTGGTATGAACTTATAGGTGTTGGTTCTTTCATTTGTCCCGATTGATATATATGGCGTTAGAAGCTCTTGATTGTTTCTAAAATTCACTAATGACCTGTTAGTTACAGTGTTAATTGCTATTCTAAATTCATTCTCCTCAGAAAAACCACTATCTTTAAAAAATGGCAGCGTTCTAATTAGAAGTGAACCTATTACTCCTGATTTCCCTAATTCCGAAGAGAGAAAAATTTCAGAAAGTGAACCGAACATCTCAAGTTCACTGGTTATAATGTCGTGAATTTTTTTCGCACCTTTGTGATTCTTTGGTGATACGTAGTTAACAAGACCATGTACTACATCAAATGAAGTTGAGTGACAGGATTCACCTTTGTATTCATGTTTATATTGTTGGGCTGAATAGATAAAGTCAATCAGTTTTTCACTATCAAAAACGATACAAATACCTTGTTTCGGTTTGCTGTAACCTCTCCACTGGCTTAATAAATCAGATGCATCCCTGTATTTTCCATCTGCGTATATGCCTGCATAAAAGCACGTTACGTATATATCTTCCATTCCTGGGGTTATTTGCAAGTTGACTTGCTTCTCAATTTCATCTATCCATCTTGAATCTAAATTGGATTCTTCTCTCAATTTATCGAGCGACTGTTTAACGCAATTAATACCATGCAGTAGTTCGGTGCTATCGTTTAAATATCTAAGGTGAGAAGCCCAAATAGCATTTCCTTCAATTATACCAAGAAGGCTATCTAAAGTAGTGTAATGACATAATTCCATAAGTTAACCTTTTAAATTAAATGCCGATACTTTTATGATGTTAGTTGCTGTGTGTGTTAACTGCAATCTTATTTCCATGAGTACTCTTACGGAGATAGAGCGCGAACTGATTACGGATGGGCCCTTAGCCTGACTGGCTGCAGCACGAGAACGCGGCAGGATAGGCGGTCGTCGTAAAATCATGACCCGCACAATCATCAACAGGGCGGAAGGAATGTTAATTGCTGGAGCAACCCGCCAGCAGATAGCAGATGTCATCGGTTGAGGCATCAATACGTTACGTCTGTGCAGATAATTGATAGCCACTGCCAATATTGATCTGCTGCATACATGCATTTACTGTATTTGTATACAGTGCATTTGATAGGGGGAAGTATGCCGCGTTTATACGAAATCGAGACAGCTTGCCGGAACGCAATAGATATCCTGCCTAACGGAAAGCGCATCCTCACCACCAGGCGATTTCTGCAGGAACTGGAGAGATATAACTGGCACTGGTCGCCACGCCAGGCTAACCAGTGGATAGAGCACTATGTGACGACATTCCGGGATGTCTCAACGCAGGAAGGCGATGAGCGCACGTTCCAGTTATACAACCCGAACGGAGGGCTATAACGTGGGATTTCCGTCGCCAGCTGCAGACTATGTAGAAGTACGACTGACCGTCGATAAACTCTGCGGTACCGGCCCAAATACTAGGCTCGTTCAGACAGAAACTGGTTACACCGTAATCGATGTCTCCGGTAAACCAAAGCAAGGAGATACCGTTTTAATTCAATACGGCGGCGGCACTGATTTTGCAAAAATTATGGGCCGGGCATTTATTACAAGAGACGGGGAGGCTCTGGAAGGCGAGGCTTTGGATGATGTTACAGTTGTCGGGGTGGTGACATTCGTCATCAATCGAGCTTGGCCTAATGATGACGAATGTCCTGTCATATAAAGTCAACGGATTGTGTGTACATAAACGAGTACAATGAAAGTGACTTATTTTGATATTTATCTTTATAAAACAATCTATTAAATTGTTTTATAATTATATCCATTTAACTAAGGGGACATGGCGCCGGGATTATAGCGTTATTTTCGGCGCACGTTAAGCTTGCGCGGCCCAACTGCTTAATCTATAGCCATTTAGCGCTTTTTTCTCTCTTCAGCCGCACGGGCTTTCTTCTCGTGGCTCATATCATTACGGATCTGAGCATGGCTTAATAACGCGAAAATAAAGGTCCCACCGCAGATGTTTCCGGCAAGGGTCGGGAGCGCGAACGGCCAGATGAATTCCTGCCACGGCAGCGTGCCGTTGAACACCAGGTAGAAAATCTCGACGCTGCCCACCACAATATGCGTAGTGTCCGCCAGGGCGATAAGCCAGGTCATCAGGATGATGACGATAATTTTCGCGGAGCCTGCGGCGGGAAACATCCACACCATGGTTGCGACCAGCCAACCGGAGATAATCGCATTGGCAAACATCTCCAGCGGAGGATTTTGCATCACCTTCAGGCTGATTTTAAGAAAGGCTTCGCGAGTCGGTTCATCGAACACGGGCATGACATCGAACGCCCATGCTGCGATAGCGGTTCCAATTAAGTTACCCGCCAGTACAACACCCCATAAACGTAACAGCAGGCCGATATTGCTGAGCGTGGGTTTATGCATAATCGGCAGGACGGCGGTGACGGTATTCTCGGTGAACAGCTGTTGCCGAGCGAGAATGACGATAACAAAGCCAAAGGTGTAGCCGAGATTTTCCAGCAAAAAACCGCCGGGCAGCTCGCTGAGATGGACATGGAATATGCCTTTGGCAACCAGCGAAGCCCCCATTGAGAGTCCTGCTGCAATCGCTGACCAGAGGAGCGCCATGGCATCGCGCTCAAGCTCTTTCTCTCCTTCCTGGCGAATCACTTCATGCGTAGCCATCGCCTGTGAAGGCAGGCGTTCTTCATCCACCTCAATTTCTTCACCATTCTGTTTTTCTTCACTTTCAACCTCAACATCTTCACTATCATGGTGAGTTTGCGGCTTCAT